GCCAGTGTTTATCCTACTATATCATCTGGTAAGTCAACCAAAGTCATCATCATCTCCACCCCCAACGGAATGAATATGTTCTACAAGTTATGGCATGATGCCGAACTTGGTAGAAATGAGTATGTGACTACTGAAGTACATTGGAGTCAAGTACCTGGCAGAGACGAGAAGTGGAAAGAACAAACTATTGCCAACACATCTGAAAGACAGTTCACTCAGGAATTTGAGTGTGAGTTCTTAGGATCTGTTGATACATTAATTTCGGCAGCTAAGTTAAGAGCACTGTCATATGATGAACCTTTGGTTTCAAGAGGTGGTTTAAAGATATACGAACATCCAAAAGAAAAGCATGAATACTTAATGACTGTTGACGTATCTCGTGGTGTTAATAACGATTACTCAGCATTCATACTTTATGATATTACGAAAGTACCATATAAAATTGTTGGAATCTATAGGAACAATGAAGTTAAACCTATGATCTTTCCTAATATTATTAATCAAGTATCAACTCAATACAATCAAGCATACATCTTATGTGAAGTAAATGACATAGGAGATCAAGTAGCATCTATATTACAGTACGATCTTGAGAATGAGAATGTACTTATGTGTGCTATGAGAGGTCGTGCAGGTCAAGTAGTAGGACAAGGATTCTCTGGTACTAAGACACAGTTAGGTGTTAAGATGAGTACTACAGTTAAGAAGATAGGATGTTCAAACCTTAAGCAGTTAGTAGAGACAGATAAAGTTTTAATTAATGACTATGATATTATTGCTGAACTTACTACATTCATTCAAAAGAGACAATCATTTGAAGCAGAAGAAGGTTGTCATGATGACTTAGCAATGTGTCTAGTTATATTTGGATGGTTAGTTGCTCAGGATTATTTCAAAGAAATGACTGAGAATGATGTCAGAACAAGGATTTATGAAGAACAGAAGAACCAGATAGAACAAGACATGGCACCATTTGGTTTCATAGATGATGGTTTAGGAACATTTGAAAAGGAAAAAGATAATGAAGGTAATGTATGGGTAGTTGCAGATAACAAAGGATGGTATGATGGTGAAAGTCCTAGAGATGAGTATGGAGAGTTAAATTATATGTGGGAGTATAGATGATGGATGAGTTTGGATTTGGTCTAGAACAGGTCATATTCAAAGATAGAGTTTGTCGTGTTTGTAATATAAAGAAAAATTTGATAGAAGATTTCTATTTAACACGTAAAGATAGGAAAGGATTTCCTTCAGCATACTCATATGAATGTAAGACATGCACAGTTCAAAGAATAACATCTAAGAGAAAAAGTAAGAAGAAAAATAGACCTAGACCGTTACCTCCATACCTAGCAGATTATCCTGACTGGTAGTATGTTCATGCATTGTTTCCCCACTGAAAGAGTTGAAAATAATAAATATTTGCAGATATATGACTAATCACTAGGAGATACAAATGGCAACTTTACGCTCACCTGGGGTCGTCGTTAAGGAACTCGACTTAACCAATGGCAGAGCTGAGATTGGAATCAATAATATTGCTGGGTTTGCAGCACCTTTCACGAAAGGAGAATTAGGTGCTCCAGTTACAATAAGTTCTGAAGCTGGATTAATAGAAGCTTTTGGCGAACCAGTAAAACAAAACTCAGAATACTTTCTCTCAGCAACCAACTATTTAAACTACGGTGGAACACTATCAGTAACTAGAGTAAATACAGCTGCACTTAAGAACGCTGTTGCTCGTCTAGGACAAAGTGTTTCTTCAGTAACTATCACTAACCCTACAACTAACGGTAAGTACGTTACTGCACCTACAGTTTCATTCAGTGGTGGAGGAGGAACTAATGCTGCAGGTACTGCAGTTCTCGATGCTTCAGGTAAAGTATCTCAAGTAGTCATAACAAATTCAGGAAGTAATTATTCATCTGCTCCTACAGTAACATTCGGTGCTGTTGGTGTAACAGGTCAAGCAACAGCTGCTCAAGGAGATACAGCAACTGCAACTGCTTCACTTGCTAACCTATCTGCTGGTGCTTTAACTGGTAACTTAACAATCACAGATGGTGGTTCTGGTTATTCTTCAAACCCAGTTGTATCAATCTCAGGTGGTGGTGGTAACTCTAGTGGTGTTACAGTAACTCCTACAATTACAGACGGTGTTATTACTGCTATTGCAGTTTCAGGTGGTTCAGGATATTCATCTGCACCTACAATTTCTATTGCTGCACCTACAGGATTAGCATTAACATTAACATCTGGTGGTACTAACTACGATCCAACAGCAACTTATAACGTTTCAGTTACAGGTGGTGCTGCTAATACTGGATTCGCTGCTACTGCAGACGTTAACTCATCAGGTATTATTACTGGATTCACAGTAAGTAACTTTGGTGATTACACAAACTTCTCTGGTGTACAAGTTGTAGTTCCTACTCCAGGTACTACTGCAACAGGTACAGCAGTAATCGCTGCAGATTCAATTAAGATAGAAAGTGGTGAAGTTTACGATGCACAATATAACGACAACACAACAGGATGGTTGTTCGCTGCTAAAACTGCTGGAGCATGGGGTAATGGGATACGTGTATGTGCTGTTGATAATGGTCCTAAGCAATCTATTGCTCTTACATCTGGCGACACCGCAATTGGTAACGTCGTTGTTGGAGATTATGTAACATCAGGTTCTAAGAAAGGTAAAGTTATTGACGTAAGTGCAGTAACATCTGGTGGTACTACAACTAACTACATTCATATTGTTAACGTTGACAATACATCTAATGCATACCTAGAGAATCCAACTGTACCACAAAGTTTTGCGGCTGCTGATTCTTTAACTATTGGAGCTTACACTGGTACTGCAGCATCTGTAGATGGTGGAGAAGCATGGTGGGATAACTTATCACTTTATAGTGGTTCTAACGTAAAGTGGAATTCAATTGCTGCACGTCCATTAAACACTGCTGATGGTGAATCATATGCAGGAGATGCATACGGTAGAGATGCAGTTCACATTGCAATAGTTGATGAAGATGGTAGCATTACTGGATCTAAAGATACAGTTATAGAAACATTCACATACTTATCAAAAGCATCTGATGGTAGAGGACCACAAGGTGGACTTAACTACTATAAGAATGTTCTTGCAGATGGTAGTGCATACATCTATGCAGGTGATACAATTTATGAAGCAAATACTAGAACACAAGATTTTGAACCAGTTGGTGCAAAAGATTATGATCTAACTGCTGGTGCAGATTATACAGCACTTGCAGGTGGAGCATGGGATCTTTCATCTGCTGACTTTAATACAGCATATGATGAGTTCAGAGAGATTGATAGCATCAATCTTGAGTATCTAATTGTTGGTCCTGGTCTAGATACTGAGACAAAAACTAGAGAGAAACTTAATTACATTGCAGGTATTGCTGCAGAGAGAAAAGATTGTATAGCATTTGGATCTCCTTATAAAGGAAACATTATTGCTGGTACTGGTCTTCCACTCGCTAACAAAGATATAGTTAAGAACATTAAGGATTTCTACAGTTCAGTTACAAGTAGTTCATACTTAGTACTTGATAGTAACTACAAGTATGTTTATGACAGATGGAATCAAAAGTATTGCTACATTCCATGTAACTCAGATACTGCAGGATTAGTTGCAGAGACAGCAATTAGACAGGAACCATGGTTCTCACCAGCAGGTTTCTCTAGAGGTGGTATTAGAAACCTTGCAAAACTTGCATGGAATCCTACCAAGACAGATAGAGATGAACTTTATGCAAATAGAGTTAACCCAATTAGTACATTCCCTGGACAAGGTGCAGTTCTATTTGGTGATAAAACAGCACTTTCAACTCCTAGTGCATTCGATAGAATTAACGTTCGTCGTCTGTTCATTGTTGTTGAGAAAGCAATTGAAGAAGCTGCTAAGGCACAACTCTTTGAACTCAATGATGAGATCACAAGAAATGTCTTTAAAGGAATTATTGAACCATTCCTACGTAACATTCAATCAAGAAGAGGTATTACTGATTTCTTAGTTGTATGTGATGGTTCAAATAATACTTCTGCAGTTATAGATAACAACGAGTTCGTTGCTGATATTTACATCCAACCAACACGTTCTATAAACTACATTACTTTGACATTCGTTGCTACCAGAACTGGTATCAGCTTCTCTGAAGTAGTTGCCAGCTAAATAACAAAAAGGAGTTAATAACAAAAAATGCCTAACATAATAGAATTCAAATCTAGGCTGAATGGTGGTGTAAGACCTAATCTCTATGAAGTTGATATCAACTTTCCTACAGGTACAGGTGACCAAGCAGGATTAAAGCAGCAAGGACAGTACTTATGTAGATCTGCGTCTTTACCAACACATTCACAGGGACTTATAGAAGTCCCATTTCGTGGAAGATTTCTTAAGATTCCTGGAGACAGAACGTTTGAAGCATGGACTGCTACATTCTATAATACACAGGACTTCAATCTAAGAGCTGCATTTGAGACATGGGTTAACTTAGGTAACCAAGTAGATGAGAACATAGGTGTCACAGGTGGATATGAAAATCTAATGCAAGACATCTATATAAGACAATTATCTAAAGATTCTGTAGGTCAACCAGGTCAAACTGGTGGAAAAGACAAGAATAAGATTCTTAGAGTGTACAAACTTATAGGTGCATGGCCAACTTCTGTTGGATCAATTAACGTTGCTTTTGATAGTAACGATGCTCTAGAAGAGTTTGATGTTGAGTTCCAATTCCAGTATCTTGATGCTAATGCACCAAACGTTAGCGATCCTCAGTCAACTGAATCTGGATTTTTATCTTCTCAAGTAGTTAATCAACAAACTGCAAGGATTCAAGGGTAAATAGTGAACGCCTAAATAGTTACACGGTAAATAAAATTTAATTATGGCAACTTTATTTGGGTTCTCTATAAAAGATAAAGACCCCAAACTTAAGGCAAAGGGTGCTGCATCTCCAGTACCTCCAGTAGATAATGACGCAACATCCAC